CAATCCAGCAGCCTGATTAAGCTGCTGTGCAGCCATCTGACGGGCAATATCAGATTGTGCTGCCTGCTGCGCCTGCTGGAAGTTCTGCGAATACAACTGTGCAGCAAGGTTTGCAGCCTGCTGCTGGGCAGCCGCGTTTACAACACCTTCCTGAATGCTTTGGCGTGATCCACCAAATGCACGGGCACGAATAGCTGCATCAGACGCAGCATTCAGGTTTTGCATCCGCTGTTGGTTCAATGTGTCCAGAGATGATTGCAGGACAGACTGAGTAAATGGGTTCATATATGGAGCAAGATCAGTCGTTGAAAGCTGACCTGCCTGCACTTGCTGCGGCTGGTACTGACCAGACTGTGCAGCCATTTGTTGCGCATAAGCATAAGCAGGCTGTGCCATGCCATAGCTAGATGCAATGTCCCCGATGGTCTGAAGTTGACCGCTGCTAATATCTGCAACACGCTGACCTGTATATGGTCCCATCATGTTTTCAGATACCTGATAGGCAGCAGCAAGGTTCTTCTTACCTGCTTCCTGCACCCATTCAGGCAGTTCTGTCTTATTCACGACCTGTTGTTGACCACCGCCGCCACCTTTGCCCATTTTAATCCTCCAATGGTAGTGCCATAGACACCGACCTGTTGGTCCATCCATATTTCGGCAGAATCTTCTGCCATCCCCAGCGTCCGTTCATGGTCATAAAAGAGCAACCATGCTCTTTAGCAAATGCGATGACCTGCGGGTGCATACTCATCGCCTCTTCCATGTCACCGAACACCAAAAAACAGTTCAGCCATTTCTTCTGTGGTCCAACTAATATCTCTGTAATCACACCAGAGTTATCCGTGAACCATCCCTGATACTTACCAGACTGCAAACCAAGATAGATGTCACCGACTGAATGCGTACCGCCACCCAATCTAAGTGCTTTCTCCATTTTAGTAAGGAGGTGCGCCTGTTTGTCCAAGTGGAACCGCCGTTGTAGTTAGTGTACCTGTATTGCTTACAGTTACCTTCCAGACTGATCCGTCAGATGCTTGTAGCAAGATGCTTTCAACAGCCTCAAACTTAGTCACAGACTGATTTACTGCCTGAGAAAAAGTCGCAAAGGCTCTGTTGAAGTAACCATTATCATAGGACGCTGGTACAGGTGGAAATGTAATGTTCATCGTCCACCACTCCCCATAAACTCAATCCGCATTTCACCAATGCTCCAAGGAGCATCTTGTGTTGCTGTGATCTTCATGCGGAAATCACGCCCAGTAACCCGCATATCAGTATAACCACTAGAACGCGGAGTATAAGGACCAGATGTTGTTTCAGCACCTTCTGGTGTGAAGCTGGAATAGACAGTGATTGTAGTGCTGTCATAGCCATACCCACTATCAGTGATAGCCTGACGAAGATGACTGACCAGATTGCCATTTTGAATGTTAATGGATGATGTCTCAACCCATCGTTGACCTTCAAGTGAAGCACCTGCCGCTGTCCATCCGTTTTCTTGGAAGAAAATATCATTATTAGAGTCAGCAGCTATCGGATAAGGAAAGATACTTGCTCCAAATGCAGCAGTTCTGTCCATTGTTCCAATAGTCCACCAGTCTTCAGCATAGTTATAAACTACATACTGATCTGGTGTTGTTGATCCTGTTGATGGATACCAAAACCATGCTTCAGGAAAGACATTGTTTTCAGCACCATGCGTATAGAGCGCGCCACTGTCAGTGTCGATGTTCTCAAAAACATAAGAGCCAACATCGCAGCGAAGCGGCCTGACAGTACCGCCATCATAAATCCAGAAGGATTCTTTGCCCATCCAAATGCAACGACCAGCAGTCGTAGCAAATGCGCGTGGAGCAATGATCCCGCATCCAAAACCAATACGGTTGATGCTGTAGATATATGGAAGACCAATATACTGCATCAGCCATACTTCGTCTTGCGTCCAAATCAGCGTGCCTTCACGCACTGCTGCGCACATGATGATCTTACTTGCGGTATCAAGATCAAGATAGCCAGCCGTATTTGTTGTACTGGCAAAATCCCAATCTGTGTAATCTTCGCGTGAAGACCACGCAACACGACGAGCATTACCACCAGCACCAATCAAAACAGCATGGCGTTCCTGAGTGACGATAACACCACGGTTATTTGTCGGTGGAAGATCAGCAGTTGGATATGACGCAGTTCCACCTGTTCCAGTCGTATTTGTACCAGAGTTAGCATAGGTAAATGTGGTGAGACTTGGAACAGATGTGATTGTGTATGTTCCGTTCAAAGATGAAACAGAATTTCCACTAATCACAACGGTATTACCATTGGTGAACCCGTGATTATATGTAGTTGTTACTGTTGCCACGTTTGAAACGCGAGCAATAGATGTAATTGGTTCAATACCAACTACAGTGATCTTTCCTTCACCTTCTTGCCAGTGAAGCAATCGACCATCGCTAGATGCAACAGCAAGAAGTTCGCCACCCCAGTTATCAAACGTCCATGAGAACGGTGGGATAAATGAAGCAGATTCAGGACGCGGATAAGTTAAATCTGTGTCATCACCATACAGCAGTTCGCCATAGTCATAAGCACCATAGCCACCAACTGACGTATCTTCAGCACCAACAAAACCATCAGGTGTAATGTCATCGTATGTCGCACCTTCAAGCGAATACAATTTATCATCACAACCAAAAACAGTGAGAGATGATCCAATTGTGCTGGACCAGCTAAAAATGGTGCGAACAGTGCTTGCAAGCGGTGTTTCACTGATACGCTGCCACCCACCAATAGGAAGCAATTTACCAGCACGCCAGCGGATCAAATTTGCATCCCAATAGCGACCTTTGACCTGAAGCGGCGTTGCCGTCTTCAAGACACCGGGTGGAATGTTAATTGGAGCCAGTGGCATAGTTATCCCTCAGAAGTCCATTATTTATACCACGAAACAGGCTTCAGGCCATGCCCTTTGCCTTCTCTTCGACTTCAGCAACACGACGAGTCCAACCCTTTCCAAAGGTATCAAAGGTGGGCAAGCCTTTTAAGAAGTCCATCCGCATCCCACAAAGAGCATCAATCACCTCATCAGCAGGTGCTTCGTTAATAGCAGCCAGTGTTTTTGGCCCAATGATGCCATCTGCCGGAACACCTACGATCTGCTGTAGGTATTTAGCTGCACGGGCTGGTCCAGAGTTAACTGCCAGATCATAGGCTGCATAATCAACTCCAAACGGAAGTTCATCTCCACGTATTTTGTCCCAGTAACGAGCCTTATAGAACGGCTGAACCATCTCAGGTGTCAGACTGCGCATTTCTGCCTCATCAGCCTGCTGACCTGTGTATTCTTCCCATGCTCTCTTTGTGACACCGAGATTGGTCATACCACCGGGATCACGCGGATGGTTTACAAATCCACCTTCATGCTTCAAGACCATCCTAAAGCAGTCTTCCCAGTTGCTCTTCATTTTCCATCTCCCTTGCCGATCAAGGCATTCTTTTCCTTCGATCCAGCCGATGAACCATAGTAGAAGTTGATTACCCCAGTCCATGCCGTACCAAGTGCACCAAGCATCATAAGCAGTGCTTCAGTGCCATTCTGCGGCATACCATGAAGAAGCATCCAAGTCAGGATGCCGAAGAATCCAACGGTGATCAGGAGTGCAAGCATACGTGGAACCCAGTCTTGGGTTGATACCTGCATCTTACGGGCGCTGTCACGATCAGCAGCAGCAATGCGCTCAAGATCAATGTCCAGTTCCTTCATGCGAACCTTGAAATCAGCGTCAATCTGCTTCACAGCTGCAAGCTGTTCTGGCGTTGCCTTTTCCAAGGCAGCCTTTACATCGTCTTCATTGCCTTCTTCATGCCCAAGGAGAGCCGAAGACAATGTTTTGACAGCAACACCTGCCAATGGTCCACCCAAGGCTGTTGCCAGCGTAGGAGCAACTGTCTGGAGCAATGGTCCAAATGTTTTCAATAGGTCCATGCTGTCCCCCTATATAGCCAGAAACACCAGAAAAACACCGATGATGATGCAGATAACAATACCACCAATGGTACAGATTATCATCACCTCACGCTGAAACTCTTCCGCTTCCTTGGCTGCTCTTTCACGCGCTGCCTTCTGATCCTTTTGGATGCGCGTGAGTTCACGTTCAACTTCCTGCCACCCCGCAATTCCATACGTGGCGACAAACTCATTTTTGACCTGCGCAAACCATTCTTCTGCCTGTTTACGTTTAACAACGATGTCCATTGCCATTTCTTCGGCAGACACCTTGCTAAACATTTTAGGCTTAGGAGGATTAGACGATAGTTTAGTGAGACTGGTAACTGATCCGTAAAGTTTGGCGATGTCACCCGCCATACCCTGTATTTCTTTACCGACCTTGATGCCTGTCTTAATAGCTTCATAAGCAGTCTTTGCTGCACCAAATATAAGAGCAATAGATGCGGGGTCCATGTTTGTTCACCTCGTCATCTCCCTCTTTTTGTGAAACTATCAAGGTTTGTCTGCCTTGCTTTCCAGTTTGTCGTAGATGCGCTGGAACATATATTCGATATGCTCCATGCGCTTATCTAAATCGACTTTCTGGACATATTCTTTTGGAAGACCAACTTCCAACTCATGCAGGTCTTTGCGCAGTTCTTTGACTGCACCCCACATCTCACGACCTAGCCAGCCAGCTACACCAAATGCAGCCGCAACCGACATATTGATGATCGACTGCATTTCCATAATTCATCATTCCGGCTGCGGAGGAATAGGAGCAGGAATAACGGAAAAAGAACCGTTATCGCTATAGTAATAAGCCTCTGCCGTTACATAGTCTGGACATGGCGTCCAAAACAAAGGTGCAGCCACTTCAAAAGTTGAAGTGGATACTTCTGCAATACGTTTACCGACATTGCCATATCCGTAAACGTAAACATTTTCGTTTGGAGAGATCAGAGCCTGTTTCATCTATCAATACTCCACAACGACAACACCAGCCGCACCTGATGCGCCTGAACCGCCGCCGCCGCCATAAAGTCCACCATTGCCGCCACCGCCATCAACATATCCGGCGCCGCCGCCACCCATAAACGATGAACCACCACCGCCATAATAGCCACGGCTGCCAACCAAAGCACCACCATTGCCACCTTGACCAGTCATATTTAGATCACCGCTAGAACCAGAACCACCGGGACCACCATTAGCGCCTGTAGTTGTGCTTCCACCAGTTGCAGAGCAATACGCGCCAAATGATGAAGTGCCACCATTAGAGCCAGCAGAACCACCGCTGCCTACTGTGACAGATACTGTTCCTGCTGGAGTAAGACCAGAGATGATCTTGATGGCTGTTCCGCCACCGCCGCCTGCACCAGCATTGCCGCTACCACTGCTTCCTCCTGCACCACCGCCAACTACAGTAACTTTTACTTTAGTTACGCCTGATGGAACGGTAAACGTGCCGTTAGATGTGAAAACCTGCATATTTGAGAACGATGACAGTGCAGATGAAACCCATGTAGTTCCATCAGATGTCAAAACATTTCCAGATGAACCGGGCGCAACTGTTTGAACAGCAGAAGTGCCATTTCCAAGAATGACATTGTTGGCTGTAATCGTAGCAACACCAGTACCGCCATTAGCAACAGGAAGTGTTCCTGTGACAGCGCTTGTCATCGAAATGTTTGTTATTGTGTTGTTTGATCCATTGATCGTTTTATTTGTCAAAGTGTCTGTTGTAGCACGACCAACCAGTGTATCAGTGCTTGTTGGAAGCGTTACAGTTCCAGTATTGCTGATTGTCGATATAACAGGAGCAGTCAGAGTCTTATTAGTAAGAGTCTGCGTGCTATCCGTATCAACCATTGTTTTACGTGCTAGACCAGTTCCAACTGTCAGCAAGTTATCATCGCTGTCCCACACCATAGAACCATCTGTCACCTGTGTAGGTGATGTAGATGTCGGAACAACAAGTGTTCCACTGATGTTTGCAGTTCCAGCTACAGTTAGTGTTTTGCCAGCACCAACATTCAACCCGACAGATGTACCATTACCAGCAGCGTTAAAAACGCCATCCAGCGTGTCCATATCGCCGTTGATCTTGGTTCCCCATGTATCACGGCTGGCCCCAACTTCGGGCTTAGTGAGATTGAGGTTAGTTGTGTAACTGTCAGCCATCTATTCTCTCCTAAGCCGCCTTCTGCCAGTTTGAATTTGGCGTAGGCACTTCTGTCCATTCATCGTCCTGTGTCGGTATAACCGACCAGTCACCAGTTGATGTTGATGCCGTCCATGTAGCATCGTTAACTGGCTGATCCGTCCATGTGTCAGGATCGACTGGCTCAGGCGTCCAACCGACATTTTTAATGTAGCCAAAGCATACAGCATAACCGACTGCCGTTCCAGTGAAGGTAGCCGTTGCCCTTAGAACACCGTTTACGGTTGATGTGCCAACTGCGGTTGCAACCATTGTTGCTGTAGCAGTCATAACAGCAGATGCTGTGGATGTTCCAGAAGCAGAAGCCACAGCCGATACGACAAGTACACCCTGTCCATCAGCTGCTGCTGTAGATGTTCCAGATGCACTTCCAACTGCCGCAAATGTGGAGGCGCCTATGCCTGAAACAGATGATGTTCCAGTTGCAGCGCCAACCGAGTTGATGATCTGCGTACCGACACCGGAAACATCCGCTGTTCCAGAAGCCGCACCTGTTGCAGCAGCTGTCGAAATTCCAATTCCTGCAACATCCGAAGTTCCAGTTGCTGATGCAACAGCAGCAAATGTTGAAGCGCCAACTGCTGCAACAGTGCAGGTTCCTGTTGCAGATGCTATAGAAGCAAATGTAGAAGCACCAACCGCAGTGACTGTGCAAGTGCCAGCGGCAGATGCCACAGCGTCATAAGTTGACGCACCAACCGCAGTGACTGTGCAAGTGCCAGTAGCCGAACCAACAGCTTCGACATAAATAGCAGGTTCAATCAGAGCCGCAGAGATTGGCCCTGATGATATTGGTGTCCCTGCTATGCCAAGCCAGTCAGCCATTTAGAGCCCCAATGCAACCTTAATCTCTTCTGGCGTAGATGCCTCATTAATCGCCTGCTGGATTGTAGCATATTTCTCACGAATAGCCTGACGAGCAACTTCCGCTTCCTGCGCATTCTGACCGGGGATTTGCGCTGCGATGATCTTGTCATAAGGCGCAAACTCTTCTGCGCGTGCTTCACGGCGCATGGTGTGGCCGATCTGTTTTGCCTTGTCCATGTTGACCGTAATCATTACTTATTCTCCTGTTCAGCAAACCATGCTTCTGCGCCAATTCCATAACCATCAGGATTGCTGAAATCAGCTTCCCATGCGTTGAAAAACGTATGATCCGCAGGAACATCTGATTCATCAATGATGCGATACGGGATTCCAGCAGGCACATCTTTACGAGCCACTTCTTCAACAGGAAGTTCTCTAGTTGGCATGACTAAACAGATGCCGCCATTTCCGTTTGGATAGATAATTTGCTTGCTCATATCTCACCTCAACGGAAAATTGCTACACAAACGGTCCCATCATCTTGGGTCGTTCCATTTTGATAAGTTGTGATTACAGATACAGACCCTGTACTTAATGAAGTATTTCCTTTTAACGAAAGGTATCCAACACTGCTTGATGATCCACCTTGTGTATAACCAGCAGTTCCAGCAACACAATAGTTTGCATCTGGCATAGCTGATGTGAAGTTAACCGTATAATCACCTGTCGTATTTTTTGTAACGCTTGTGACGTTTGCGCTTCCACGAATTGTTGATGGTGATGCAGTTGTACCGTTGAAGTTCACCCAAGCACGGCAACCATAAGCTGTAGCAACAGAGCCATAGCCGCTGTTGAATTTTAAATTACCGCTTGCATCAAATTCGCCAACTTGCACCCCACCTTCTGCCAAACCAATACGGTCTGCACCGGGAAAGTAAATTCCAGTGTTAGTGTCTGTTCCTTGAAACGCAGGCGTAGATGCAGACCCGTCAACGCCTGCAACACCTGTGCTACCGCTGATCGTAATCGGCATCATCTTACTCCGCTGGTGAGATGGTTAGCTTGCCTTCTGCGACAAGCTGCATGATGTTGTTGTAATCTGTGTTTGATTCATCAATAGGAACAATAAATTGCACACCATTGATGTAAACGCTGATACAAGCGTTATTGCCATTAAAGTCTTTGAGATACTTTGCATTTTGATATGGCATGATCAAAGCTCCGCAGACAGATCAATGTAGGCAGAAGCATTGTTATTTCCGATTAACATAGCACCACGCCCTGCCGTCATAGTTCCCGTCACATTCACATTTGCAGCAAGTGAATCACCACCATAATAGACAGTTCCAAGACTAGATGTGGCAAATGTTGCTGTTGTTGAATAAATACAAGTGTTTGATTGTGAAAGAGCTGGTGTGCCTCTCATGGTTACTGGGTATTTAATGTAAATAAACCCCGTTGATGTGGTGTCGCACATACCAGCGCCAAATCCAACATAGTTGCCAGACAAAGAACCAAGCCGCGCAAAATACCTCTGACACAGCGCCAACTCTTGCCCATACTGACGGCGTTCAAACGGCGTGGCGACAGAGCCAACTTCAAGCTGGACGCCTGTGATGAAGAATGTCGCAGATGATGTGCCAATCAAATTGGCTCTTCCACTTGTGCTAAAATATAGACCAGACTGCCAAGCATCTAATGTTGATGTTTGATAAGTTGATCCTGAACCCAAATCCCAACGAATTTGTAAGCCGCTGCCGTTTGTAGTGTTCCACGTTCCTGTTGTATCACCCGTTATAGTGATCGTCTTTTGCTCCCAAGTATTTGCAGACGAAATCGTATAAGTTGTGACATACGACCGCGTATCATTTGCATTGCGCAAACCAACAGCAAACGTACCAGTTACGCTGGATTTGACCCAAAATCTAAGAGTTGTAGTCAACGCGCTTGTGGAGCCGTATCCAAAGTCTGATACGTTGTATCCTTCAATGCGCTGTTCAATGATGGCAAGCTGCGATGCTGTTGCTGTTCCACCCGTGCCAACCGTAAACTTCAAGGAGTTTGGGAATACAACTCCATTAGTTGCAGATGTAGGGCCATCAGAAACTTGCTGAACAGTGCAGCTTGAAGCAGATGTGCTTTCATAGGCAAGAAAACGATCAACCCCGTATGTGATCGTTGAATCAGAAAGAGTCACACTTGCTCCAGCATTGCGCTGATCAATTCGCATATCTCCATTGATGATGCGGTTGCGAAGATACGACGATGCCATTGCAGCCGTGCCGCCAAAAATCACATTGCCGCTTGAGTCAGTCACAATGTTATTTGTGCTTCCTGAAGGATGAATGACGTTGATGACTTTTAGGGTGCTCATGCGCCAACTTCCTTAAGTTGTTGCTCTGTTGGCTGCGGGAAAGTAGGATGCTCCCAGCGAGCAATGTAGTCACCTCGCCCATCAGCATCATTTTGAAGCGTGATGTATGTCATAAAATCCATCATTGTTAATGATGGATAAATAAGCATGATCTTGTCGTATAGGCTCATTATGCACCTCTCGCCAAGAAGCCTTGGAAATATGTAGCTGTTGAAGAACCAGCAATGTTTGTTGCAGATGTGTCATAGGCATAAGCCTCAACATAATCTGTACTTCCATTGCAGTATATTAAGGCAGAAACTGTTGTATTTGGGCCGCCAGCACTGCCTGTTTGAATAATGTTTCCTTCCTTAACTCGTGATCCATTTTTATAAATGGAAACAAGAGCAGCACCGCTCGCGCTAGGCTGGAAACAGGCATTGAATTGATAATATCCAGCAACTGTCGGTGTAAACCGATAGTTTGTTGTATTGTCGTAGTTACTGTTTGTATCAAACTCTTCAGTATCAAATTGAATTTTTGTAAATGTATTAGCAGACACACTAGATTGAGTTGTTGATCTATACGCGCTGAAAGCAGGACCAGTACCAGCAACGCCAGAAGCAATCATACTCTGCGTAACAGTTGCACTGTCTGCGGATGTGATGATCGTTCCTGTTCTTGCAGGCAAAGTAGCAGTGTATGTCGATGCCGTATTAGGCACATCAACAGTGACACTACCGCCGCCAGTTGAATTGAGCTTCAGAGGCATATTACACCACCGTCCACACGCTGCCTGACGGCACAGTGACCGTAGCACCGCTGTTAATTGTCACAGGTCCAAACGAACCAGCATTGTAGCTAGTCGGAATCGTGTAGTTTGATGCAATCGTAATCCCATTCAGGATAATTGCATTGTCAGACCCACCACCTGATCCTGCATACACACTTCCATCTGACTGACGCTGAATGGTTCGCGCTGCTGCCAGCGTAGTGAACACATCCTTCGTGCCAGCAGAGAAGTTTACTGCGCTACCTGCATTTGAAGATGCAAGCACAGTTGTACGTGCAAACACGTTTGCGCTGGAATATGTACCAACGCCGACTTCCCACTCATTCGCACCCTGCGCCTGAATGACATAGTAAAACGTGTCATTGACACTAAGCACAGCCGACAGTGTACGAAAGCCAGTCGGAGCAGTACCGGAAACCGTGAAGTTCCCGGTGCTTGTCGTTGTGCTTGTATCTCTGACACGATCAGCAGAGACGAATGCCATGAGGATTAGTCCTCAGTGATAGTGGAGGCCGTTGTCAGTCGTGGCGTCACACCAGACGAGATAGAGATGCTGGGCGTCACCGTGCCGCTATAGTAAAGAACGCCAGCGCCAGACGATGCAGAGCCAACGCCAAAGTATGTCACAGTCGCCGTGCCACCAGTAGCAGCCGGGAAGTCAATGTTGGCGACAGGCGAGACGCTGTTGTTTGTGACAGTCCAACCACCTGTCGTACGAGCAACTGCAACACGCGCATAAGAAGTGTAAGACACTTCATTTGTTGACTGGTCGCCAGCTTCGCCGGGGTCTGCTGTGTGCAAAGACACATACAGATTAGTCAGCGGAGATGTTGCAGCATTGTCTGCAAGATTTGCGATTGCAGTAGCGTTGAAGATCAACTTCAACAGCGAATTTTCAAAAGCATTAGACTTAGACATCTGTTAGCTCCTAGATGTAAATGCTGCGGGTGCGAGCAAGCAGCGGCGAACCGCTATGCAGTGACTTCTGTGATTCCTGATTAAGTTCCTCAACGCGCTTCAGGTAAATGTTGCCAAATACAGGAATGCGTTGGTCATCCATCAGGAACGGTGCTGCATGGACAAGTGCGCCATACAGATAAACATCAGGTGCTTTAGTCAGCAGCCAGTTTGTTGTGTTTGAGTCGGTCAATGCAGGAATCTTCCCATAATAGACCATCTCAATTTCAACATCAGTGCTTGGTGGCGGAATAAGTTCAATCGCACCATTCATCAGTGAATACACTGACACCTGCGTTAGAACCTGCGCCTTGTTGATCATGTCAGCTTCATCCAGCGTGACATATCGCAACGGTGATGCACCGCCAACAATCTGCAAGTTGAGTGCCTCAAGAAAATCGAGAGGCAGCTTAACAAACTCGTCATCATTGGTGGTTGTGGCACGCACAATCATTTCACGGCAACGAAGCCGCGTATTCAAGTCTGCCTCAACAAACTGAATGAACGTCTGAATCTGAGAAGTCAGGTCAGCACGGTTCAGATAGTCAGCGATTGCTGATTGCAGCGTTGAATAGTTAGTGATTGTGCCCATCAGCTTGTGATCCGGTGATTACGGTAAGGCGCTGCTGCGTCAGACCGAAGCCATTTACGGAAGGCCATCTTATCCTTCAAAATGCCCTTCTGCTGCAATTCAAGATACACCATCATGGGCAAAGATGCCACTTTCACCATGCCATCCGGCAGGCGCTCTGTATTGCTGATGCTGTCCCTGATTGCTTTGTTTTGCTCTGCAATCCCGTCAATGTTGACCACATCTTCAAAGACCATTTTCTGATCTGTCGTGATGTGCATCTTGGTCAGCGTTCCACTAACGCTGTCATAACCAAGATTAAATGAACCGGGTGCGTATTCTTCAGCCATAGTGTTCCCCAAGATGAAAGGGGCAGGATTTCTCCTGCCCCAGTGTTATCACGAAGCAATGATGTTCGCGATGACTGCATGAGCCTTTTCAGACTTAATGCGGAGGCCGTATTCCACGACCATTTCCTTCTTGTCCGAGTCGCCAGTTTTAGCGATGTCGAACGTGCGGAACGGACGGAGATAAGCAACCGAAGCATACTCAGGATCGAGCACGAAGGCGAAGTTGCCGGGGCTAAAGCGGTTAGGAACGATAGCCACTTCACCAAAGTCACCGAGATACACATCAGCCGTTGCAATGATCTTCAACGGTGTTGCAGATGTGTAGTTCACGCGCTGCTGTGCAAGGCCAGAGAACGCAGAAGCAACAGTCTTGTTGTATGCGTTGACCATGAAGATCGACGGATCACCACCCTGCGTCCAGACCTGCTGAATTGCGGTTTTCAGCATCGTTTCCGTCAGAGCAACGTCTGTCGAAGTCGAAAGCGAAGTCCACGCTGTGTCGGGATAGCCGTTGCCGTTAGCACCGGACATTTCCGAAACGGTTGCACCGTTAGCCTGCGAGTTGGTGATGAGCCATGTGGGCAGACCAGCAGTCTTACGAGCAGTCGATGTGCTATTGCCAGCCACGCCAGCTTGGTTGCTGGTGAGGATAGCTTCCATATCACGCTTCAGCTCTTTTGCGGCTTTAGCGGTGAGATAGGCCATCTGTGTGCGCATACCTGCATTGTTCACGACATCGTCAGTGCCTGACACAGAGATCACTTTCTTGCTGATCTGAGTGTAGTTTGCGACACGGACGGTAGGAGTGAAGTCAGCATCACCTGCATCGGCGCCTTCGATGGCGGCATTACCAGTGTCAGCACTGGCCAAAATGTCCGTTTGCCACTCGAAATATGTGTTTTCGCAGGTGTCGCGACCGATGTTGCTCATAAATGGCGTATCAGTCGGGCTGATGTCATAGATGATGTTGCTCAAATCTTCCCTGATGGAGTTCGGAGCATCGTAGGTTGTAACCTTGGAAACTGTCGTCATTGTCTTACTTCCTGTCTAGCATTGCAAAGAGAGCAGCCGCGTCATTAACGTGGCCTGTTGATTTGAGACGCTGTTTTACACGGGCGACATCAGTTTGCGTTCTAGGAGATGAAGCAGTCGAACCGGAACGCATTGGCCTTGGTCCATCCTGCTTAACAGGTTGAGGACGTTTGACCTGCAATTCATCATATCTCCGTGCTTTCTCAAGCATTACGACATAACGAGGATCGTAAACATTTCCCAATTCCTCTTCAGTGAAGCCTTGTTTCATGCCGTACTGACGAAGCTGTTTGGTCGATGCTTCGAACTTCTCTTGGTCCTTCCATTCAGCAAACGTATCAAGAAGGTACTTTCGTCCAATCTCAACAAGCTGCTGCTTTTGCTCCAAGTCCTTCTGATAAGCGACTTGATCAAGATAAGCCTTTTGTGCCTGCAACTGCTGCTTACGAGCCTGCTGGTCACGCCACTGCTTCTCAATCAGCGGAAAGTTGATCGGGTCTTCTTGGTGCAACCGCTGCCAATCAGGTTCCTGCATTTCGAACTGCTGAAGTTCCTGCAAAACCCGTTCAGTGGCTACACGAAGCTGCGACCTTTCAGCCTCAACCGCCTGCTTCTCAGAACGCAACTCATTCATACGCCGCGAGTAATCGGATTGACGTTGATACCCTTCTAAAGCCTCTTTTAGCGGGATTTGCTGCGTCTTGCCGTCAATTTTGACGGTTACGAGCGTATCCGGCTTCAGCTGCTCTTCAGAGCCATCATCATCATTCCCTGCTTCATCTGCTGTTTCATCACCATCAGACGCGTCATTCGACGCTGCCTCGTCATCAGGTGCTGAAGTCTCATCAGCATCTTCAGCAGTCGCCTCAGTCTCTTCGACTGCGGCAGGAGCCATCTGCTTTTTCTCAGGTTCGGCTGTGGGTGCGGACCCTTCCAGAATTGCTGAGATACGACCAGCGGCATCTGCAAGGCCGATTTCGCTAGGCTGCGACTTCTCGGCATTCGACATTATATTACTCCCAAGTTATGCCCGTTTCAATCGGGCGTTGAAATCTGCAACTTTCTTCTCTGCTGCGAGTGCAGACAGTTCTTCAGAAAGAGCAGATACCGCACGGACCATGTTATAGGCATCCTCCCTGACAGATGCCTGATCCGGTGGCGATTGACGCCACTGATTCATGTAACGCTGTTCCAGCCGTTTCATTAACTCATTGAACAGCGCGTCATCATGGAAAACCTTGGCTGACCGCCATAGCTCTTCCTGTTCAAAAGTCTGCATCTCACATCACCCCCGGTGGTACTGGCATCGGAGGCATCACGGGCTGCTGCTGCATCTGCTGCTGCTGTGCGCCAACCGTTGCAAAGATTTGCTTGATTTCTTCGCGCTGCTTATCAACTTCACCCTTGATGACAGCCATATCAACCTGCGCACCATATTTTGCCTGAATCTCGATAGCCTTCATCATGGCATCGACATACAGCTTGTCGCGCTCAATGTCTGCCTGCGCGATTGCCTTCTGACGATCCAGTTCCTGCTTGGCAGCATTGATGATGATGTCAGCCTTGATCTTTTCTGCCTCAACATTAGCAAGCATTGTTGCAGGATCAGGCGACTTGTTAGATGCCATCATTGCAGCATATTCTTGCACTTGCTGCGGTGTGATCTGGTTCCAGAACTTTGCAGTGTCTTGGAAACCTGCAAGTTGTGTGATCTGACCAAGTGTTGATGCAATCTTGTCAACGCCACACAGCGGGTTCATCGGACCAAATGCCTGCACTGCTTCCTTCTGCTGCTGCAAGATAGTCATCAGGAAGCCCATGCGCTGCTCGTCTGAACCGCGACCAAGTGCAATGTTGACAACCATATCCATGTTGGCATCCCAGCCACGCGGATCAATCGGCACAAACTTGCCACGCAGACGGATGATCTTTGCCTTATCCTGATGCTGGATCACCAGCTTCAGCAGACCTTGGAAGCAGCGTTTCAGGCCATCAGAGAACAGACGCGCAATCATTTCGATGCGCTCCTGAGACGATGACAATTGTGCCTGCACTGCTGCGCGTGTTGTCGATTGCAATGCGTCTGCATCAAGACCCTGTGACGCACGGGAAATGCCTGTGCGCTGCGTCTTGATCTCGTCCATATAGGACATCACACCCAGCG